TGAAGTTACAGGAGATGGATTTGTCTGTTAAGACGAAATACGACGAGGCTAAGCTGGCGATAGACAGGGAAATTGCAATGGCTAAGCTGGCGATTGAAGAAAAAATTACGCTCGAAGCGCTTTATGCTAAATTAGGCATTGAAAGAGAGAAAATAAAGCTGTCTGGGAAGGTCGCTGGCCTGGCAAATCTAACAAGAGTGGCGGAAATTGAGAGAAGAGAGGAAGAACTCTCGTTTAAAGAAAAAACGGGGAGACAGGGGATTTGACCGAAGAACAGGAAGAATATAAAACGCTCATCAAAAGCGCAAATGCCGGTGCTGATATGGAGACCTTTAGGAGGTCGAACGCCGGTCAAATATTGCACCAGAAGGCCGTAGAGGACGAAATGGAGGCCTTGCGGAAGCTGGCCGTTGTCGACCCGGCTGATCCGGTCACTATCCGGGCGTTGCAGTTGGAGGCGGCGGTCCCCCGGCTGGCAATCAGATGGATTGAAGAGATAATTGAGCAGGGCGAGGTTGCCAAGTTCTCGATTGAAGAAACAAAGACAACATAGTGAAAAAGGAGATTTTTTATGGTTGGCAAAGAAGCTACCCAACAAGGCGTTTCTCGAAGGGATCAGATGATGGCTGATATTATTAAGCAGCGAGCGGACGAAAAGACAAAAGAAAGTGGTCGTGAACCCGACGAAAAGACAAAAGAAAGTGGTCGTGAATCCGACGAAAAGGCAAAAGAAAGTGGTCGTGAACCCGACGAAAAGGCCCTTGCCGAAGAAGAAATGAGCGCTGAAGAAGATGTCGAGGAGGAAGAGATAAAGGAGGAAGAAGATGCCTCTGACATCGGTGATCAGGAAGACAAAGAGGAATCGCGAGCGTCAAAAAATACAGTCAGCATCGTTGGGACCGACGGCCGGATGTATGAAATCCCTGCGGACGGCAGGGTGAAACTGAAAATTGACGGCGAAGAGATAGAGGAGACAATCGACTCCGTCATGCGAGCCCATCAGAAAGGTGCCGCGGGCGACCGGCGGCTCCAGCAGGCATCCGAAATGATGCATGTGTTGGAGCAGAGGGCGACCACCCTTTCGCGAAGAGAACAGGAATTTTTACGGCGGATGAAAGCAGCTGATACAGACAAAGCCAAGGGTGCGCTATCCCCGGACGAGCACAAAGAAAAGGCCAAGAAGCTGGTTGACGCTCTTTTGGATGCAGATGAGGATACGGCTGCGCAGATTCTGGGAGAGGCTTTTTCAGGGTCCCAGCCAAAGCAGGATATCGACCTGAATGCTGTTGGGAAAATGGTAAACGATAAAGTAAATGAGATCACCAAAGCCAAGGAGCTTGAGGATGCTCAGGAGCGTTTTAAAAAGGAATACAAAAATTTACATGACGACCGCTACCTGTTTAACCTGGTAGACGCCGAGACCTTGACTGTCATGGCCGAAACGCCCTCAGCTACCCCATGGGAAATCATTGACAAAGCCGCAAAGCGTATTTCCAACTGGAGATCGACGAACAAGCAGGTCAAACCAAAGCCTTCCATAAGGCGCCCCCCCACCCCAGCAAGTGGACGGGCGGTGATAGGCAAAGACATAAAGCCGAAAATGAGGGAAGATATCCTGAGAGAGATGCGGGAGTCACGGGGACAACCCGTATAAACACATAAAATAGGAGGATGTAAGATATGGGACAATTATGGTCAGTTAATACTCTCGGGGGCTATATGTACTCCGACAATCTAAGCGCTGAGCTGCGGACCGCGGTTCAGCCGGGTCTGAGATTCCGTTAAGATAGGCGGAATTAAAACTTTGCTATATGCGGGAACGAACTGAGTATATATCACTACCAAAGCGTAACAATGTGATATTGCAGTCAATCCGCAGGGAAGTCGAATATGATATTTTGACCCCCCAACGACTACACGCAGAGCAAACTCAGTATTTGAGTTTGATGATATAGTCTGAACTTACGGGCGACCGTAAGAGGGATTACGAAAAGAAACCCCGCCTCAGTAGAGGTCAGTAGGCTTTAGCCTGTCCGCCGGATGACAGGCGGGGCCGAAAGCAACAGATTGCAGTTTTGCGATGTCAAAGACCCTGAGCAGAGCAAGCGGCACAAGGGTGCTATATTTCACTGGAACGTTTATTCGGACGTTGAGACGCAGGGTAAAAACCTGGCGGAAACCAGCGTTATGCCTGAAACGCAGTTCACCATCACTCCAGGGACTCTTACCATTACGGAATATGGGAACTCCGTACCTTACACCGGGATACTCGATGAGCTTTCTGAACATCCCGTGAAAGAGCTGATTCACAAGGTTTTGAAGAACGACTGTAAAAAGGCTCTTGACACCGCTGCACACGATCAGTTTAAGCAGACTCCGTTACGAGTTGTACCGGCGGACAACGGTGCCAGTCTTGACTCCCTTGTCATGACTGAGAACGGCGCTACTACCATAACGAACAACGTTGCGATGGGGAAGAATCACATTAAGGTGATTATCGACACCATGAAAGAGCGGAATATTCCGCCCTACATGGAAGAGGATTACTACGCCATCGCCCGGCCGTCCACTTACAGAACGTTTAAGAACGACTTGGAGACTATCAAGCAGTACGTTGAGACCGGGTTCGGCCAGATTCTCCGTGGGGAGATTGGCCGATACGAAGGCTGTCGGTTCGTTGAACAGACGAATATCTTGGCTGGGATCGGATCCACAGCGGATGCGCCTTGGACAAACGCCATGTCTGACTGGGCATTTTTCATGGGCGAGGACACCGTAGCAGAGGCTGTCGCGGTTCCCGAGGAAATTCGTGGAAAATTGCCCGGCGATTTTGGGCGAGACAAGGGCATCGCATGGTACGCGCTTTTGGGATACGGTCTGGTTCATACTGACGCAACTCAGGCTCGCATTATCATGTGGGATTCTGCTGCATAATACAATGAAAGGAGATATAACTTATGAGTTACGCAAACCCGAAATATAGCGTTATCCATCAACATCGGTTCACCGGTAACGATGCTTCGACGTTATTACTTACTCCCATAGCGGGCACGAGCACCGCGCTAGAAAATAGTCTCACCTGCGACCCGTGGAATCCCGGCCGGGCGATCACCCTGAAGAAGTTGTCGTATCAGGTGAAGACCCCCCGGACCGATTCCGGCAGTAGCCTGGAGATCGAAGTTCACAACGTCGATGTCAACAACGGCGATGTCAAGGTGGGTAGCCTGGTTATTACCGGCACGGCCGTAAATGGCATCGTTACGATGCCTGCTGATTTGGATTCCAAGATTGCGGCGGACGGGTATGTCGTGCTGGTTGCTAAATCGACCACAACGGCTGCAAACGAGAATTCTGCCATTGGCCAGGCGAGTATCACTTATCAGGAGACCTATTGTCTAACAGGTGACGAATAGCGCATAACGTGAAGCAGGAACCAAATACTATTTAAGAAGTGGTCTTAAATGGATAAATTTTAGAGAACGGATACAATCGTAACCATCTACAACAATTGGAAAAGGAGCGTTAATATGGACGCATTAAAAGAAGGCTTGTCCGAAAAGATCGATATTTCCAAGGTTGACCCGGATCTGGAGCGTCATGGACCTAATCAGGTGCCTAAGAAGACCGGGGAGACCGTCAAGAGAGACGGCAAGAGCTATAAAATTAAGTGAACACCAAACCGCTACGGGGGGGGGGGCCTCCCGTAGCTCTAAAAGGAGGTTAAAACGTGGCCTACTTTTCTGCTAAGCCTCCGGTGCCGGACGCCAAAAAAATGCACGACCCGGAATTCACCAAACAGGATATTAAAAAGGGTTTTTCGGTTTCCCCTATGTATGGGAAAACCGGTGAGCCTTCCAATATACTAACTGTTCGAAACCGAGAGTGGCGCAAGGAAGTGGAGAATGCTTTCGGGTAAACTACCGTCAGCTAAAGCAGGCGGCTTGTAACTAACAGATAGAAACTGTTGCTACGATAGTCTATTCGTTAAGCAAAATCTTTTATAAAAGGAGGATGAGCAATTTCTCGCTCAATTTATTATGAAACTAGACAAAAAAAGACCGTTTGGAGAGATTTTGGGTAAGTCTCCCAAGCCAGGCGCAAAGTTTGAACAGGATGGAAACTATTTTAATAGCGTTGGGGATTTAGTCGGGCCAGAGAAGCCCGCGGTTAACCCGGAGACGTCCAGGCGTCCTCGAAAGTGAACGCTCCCCTGAATAAATTCAGGGGCTTCTCAGTTCAACGAGGGGCATTACAACGCCGCCTCTCCCTGAGCGTTTAGATGGTTTGGACGGTTCTCGCCCTACCATATTTAGTTGTCCAATTATCGCATTCTTTTCCGGTAAATCTTGAGGTAAGCCGGCCGAACGCGACAACTCTGGTTCCATGCGGGGTGAAATGAGCACATATCTTCAATTATGCCAGAAGATTACAAGAGACCTTGGCGTTGGAACGTCGATCTCGACAGTATCAGATCAGATAGGGATGTCGCGCAAGTTCGTGGACTGGATTGCGGACGCTGATGAATATGTTCAGTCCCTTTATTTTGACTGGAATTTCTTGTGGAGCCAGTACAGTACTACAACGGTGGTTGGCACACGTGAATATAGCGCCCCTTCAGATCTCGGTGTGTGGGATAAAGATTCGTTTTATCTCGATTATCTTTCTGATGGTTATATTAAGTTGAGCGAAATTCCGTACCTGACATGGCGTCAGGCATTTCTGCCAGGGTCTCACACAAACTCCAAATCTTCATCTTTTCTTTTAGCCCCAAACCATAACGTGTATTTAGAGCCGATTCCAGACGCAGCCTATATGTTGACCGCTGATTATTGGAAGTCGGGAACCAGAATGACGACCAATGTTGATACGTCGGATATTCCTGCCAGGTTCGAGCGGATCATAATCGCCCGGGCAAAGATTTACTACGCCGAACACGAAGAGTTGCCGAACGTGTTTGAACTCGCAACCAATGAATTTGACAGTCTTTTAAAGCAACTGGAAGCAGCCGAACTTCCTGGGAGGGAAGAGTACGGTCGCGGTCATGCTCACGACTCTGACATGGTTATAAGGACTGAATAGTGAAAGACACAAGGCGCATAGAGTATTTTCCATTACAAGGCGGGGAGGACCTGATAACTCCGCTTTATTCCAGAAACCCCGGCAGCCTTGTTGTGTCTCAGAACTTTGAGTGCGATCCGGGGGGAAGATACCGCCGCATTCTTGGTTATGAGCGGTTCGACGGGCACCCAAGCCCAGCCGATACATCTTACTGGATATTATATTTTGATGCCGGAACGACCGAGGTATCTGCCGGAGATACGGTTACGGGCAATACCAGTGGGGCAACCGGGATTGCGGTTATTGACGGCGTCCTTGAGTCTGGCGCCTATGCAACGAACGATGCCGCCGGCTATCTTGTCCTTCGGGCGGTATCAGGGATATTTGAGGACAACGAAGACTTAAACGTGTCGGCTGCTGCTACCTGTGTCGCAAACGGGACCGCGTCCGAACGTGGGGCGCTCACCACAACTCTGGATACCACTTACCTGAGAGCCGCCATTGCACATGCCAGAACTTATATTTCGGCTGTCCCTGGGTCTGGAAACATTCTTGGTGTGTGGATGTATAACGGAATTACCTATGCTTTTAGAAACAATTCCGATGGTACTAAGGCTGAAATGTACAAGTCAACCACTACCGGGTGGTCGAAGGTGGGTCTTAACGACATTCTCAATTTTAACCATGGCAGAGGGAACATCGCCATTGATTCAATAATAACAGGCAGAACGTCTGGCGCCATTGCTATAATGAAAAGAGTTATCAGTATCAATGGGGATTGGGATAATGGGGACGCATCTGGGTATGCGGTTCTATCAAACGTTTCAGATGCCTGGACAGGCCAGGCCAGTGCGGCGGATAATAACTGGGCAGCCATTGCATGGAGCCCAGAACTTAAGTTATTCGCTGCGGTCGCCAATTCCGGGACCGGCAATCGGGTTATGACCAGCCCGGACGGTGTTACCTGGACATCCCGGACTAGTGCGGCGGATAATAACTGGAGGGGCATTGCATGGAGCCCGGAACTTGGCTTATTCGCAGCGATCGCGACAAGCGGGACCGGCAATCGGGTTATGACCAGCCCGGACGGTGTTATCTGGACATCCCGGACCAGTGCGGCGAATAATTACTGGGTAGCCATTGCATGGAGCCCGGAACTTAGCTTATTCGCCGCAGTCGCGGCAAGCGGGACCGGCAATCGGGTTATGACCAGCCCGGATGGTGTTACC